GACGTATGAGTCCAGTGGCTCGATGACTGTCCAGGGCTTCTTCTACATTATCCCTCTTCAGCGAACGCCTACGGCGATGTCGTGTAACACGCCAGGCAATCCGTCGTGCGAAGATGGTCGTTTCCATACCTGCACATGCGCCTCAAATACAGACTGCACAAACTGCAAGAGTAATGGCTATTTGGATCTCTTGAAGGTGGGAGATACTGTCGCATTAGAGATCCTGCCTGCCCCGGATGCGGGCAGACAAGGAAAGGCGATGACACAGCTTGCTATCCGCACGCAGACAAATATGGATGCGTCAGGAAATGCGGTTGATCCTTCAGGTAATAAGCCCCTATCAAAAGTCTATACGGAATATCTTGCTCTTCCTCCTATTCCTCTACAGAAGTGGTGTTTAGTAACAATTGTTCGTGAGGGTCGTCGCTTTGATGTCTATTATGATAATACTCTTGTTCTTTCTAAGAAAACCTCCTATGTCCTATCTACAACGGCAGATTCTACGAAGGCGGTAACAGCAGGAGGTCCCGGATTTACTGGATATGTGGCGGGTGCAAATTTCATACAATCGGCACTAACAGGCTCAGATGTTGTTGCACAGTATAGCAAGGAGACTGATACTCGCGGCGCACCCTTTGTTACAATTCCAGAGAAAACAATTACACAGGCAAATGACAGTTTTGGGTTTAAGATGCCCTCTTTATGTTTAATTGGATGCGGGCCGAAAGTGATGCCCTCTAAGCCTCTGATGGACTGGGAAACACAATATGCTTAATTTACCGGTGATTTAACGTCGTGACTTTATTTTAAGGAAGCTTTAGCTTCCTTAAAATAAATGTCCAACCCTAAGGGTCGGCCTTGGCCGGCACTTACGACTAATTTGGTGATGGATCTTAAAAATAAGGAAGCTCTTCGAGCTTCCTTATTTTTAAGTCTCACCGTTATACTTATTTTTAAGAGATCCTTTTAGCTTCCTTAAAAATAATACTTACCGATAGAATGAACGCTTCATCAACAAGTTATGGACAAAGCTATCTGTCTGGATTCATAAATTTACTGGTGGTTGTGATCGCCCTTGTTATTTTCTATTATTCCTTTCAGTTCTTCTTTGGAGGAGCCACACAGGGCTCCTCTATGGTTGAGTCTGGTAAGATAACGGCTAACCAAGGTGTAAAGATCTATGCAAACCAGGCTCAGATCTATGAGGGAGGAGAATATAGCGTGAATATGTGGCTCTACATTTCTGGCTGGAAGACAAACCAGGGAACACGCAAGCACGTCTTTGAGCTGGGTGGAACAAACTTTTCTACTCTCTTAGTGGCCCTCGGTGCCTATAAGAACTCTCTCTCTGTTCGCGTGAGCACAAAGGGCAATTCCGGCGTTGATGCGTCAGGTAATGATGCTTCGGGTAATCACATGCCGCAACCCTCTGCGCAATCGGGTGAGGTGCTACTTGATGCTGCCACTCTAGCCAGCTTCTTCAAGCCCCTCTCCATGGACGATGGCCTGCTCAATGTGCAGCCGAGCTGTGACATTGAAGAGATTGATCTCCAGCGCTGGACTCAGGTAACTATTGTAATTAACGGGCGCACGTGCGATGTGTATATGGACGGTAAGCTGGCCAGATCCTGCGTCCTCCCTCACTTCTATAAGGTGGATCCCACGGGCCACTCAGTGAAGTTAGTTGACAGAGCTGGCTTTGATGGATATGTGAGCCAGGTAAACACGTTTAACTATGCACTGACGCCCAATGTCATCTATCAGTCATATATGGCTGGACCATCCGGCTCAAACCTTGATGCTTGGGCCTATTTTAAGAGCTTCTTTGTGCCGGCTAATTAATATCGTAAGAAAAATAGCAACATTATGACTTTATTTTTAAAGAATCTTCTAGCTTCCTTAAAAATAATACTTACCGATAGATGTCTGCGCCGGCCCAATCAAATACTGGATTTATCTCGGTGATCTCTGGAAAAACCCCTTTCGGTGAGATCGTTCTTGGCCTTGTTATTAATGTGATTGTATTAACCCTCTTCTTTACGGCGGAAGGTGTCTATACCGGTTTCAATACAATGTCAAACCGCTTCCAGACACTGATGGATTATACGGCAAATTCGGTTGATAAGGCTCTTGTCATTCACCAAGATCCTGCAAAATATGCCAATGCAAAGCAAATCCTCTTTTCAGAGAATGAGCCGACAGGCGTTGAGTTCGCCTATTCATTCTATCTTTTCGTGAACCCTAACACGTTTGACGGCGCGAAGGTTCTTCACCACGTGTGGCACAAGGGATATGGATGCGTCTGGCCACTCATGGGTCCCGGTGTTTTTATCCGCGGCGACACCAATGCCATGCGCATTGTGATGAATACATATGAGAACCCCTATACATATGTGGATGTCACGAATATCCCTGTGCGCAAGTGGTTCCACGTGGTTCTGAATTGCAGAAAGGGTGGCCTGGAGGTGCATGTGAATGGCAACCTGGTCAATAAGATCCGCTTTGATAAGACGGTGGCCTACATGAATTTCCAGGACATTGTTCTCTTCTCCAATGCGAACTACACGCTCCGCGCGTCCACAACGCCTGCTCTTGCAGGACAGGATGATCTCCAGGTTCTCGGCGCCTTCAATGGCTACATGAGCGAGTTTGTCTATACCCGGTATGCACTGTCTTTTACGGAGATTCAGTCACTAATGAACAAGGGCCCGTCCAAGCAGACGAAGACGGCGACCATGGAGCTCCCCCCGTATATGGCTGATACTTGGTGGACGACAAATTATAATGCTTGAAAATTTAAAATAAAAATATATAATATAAATGTCTTCGCCGGAAAACCCTATGAATGAGAGATTTAGGTTTATAGGTTATAAAATAGTAAAAAAACTTCAAGGAGTATATGCATCTTTAGAAGGTAAGTATACACGCGTAGATTTACCCGTTGGAACAATATGTTATAAAACTGGGAGAAGTCAAAGTGATTTTGATCCTGGCGTTGTGGTTTCATGTCTTGTAGATGGAAATGTATATACTCATATAACACTGGGAGATAATGATAAAGATCCTATATTTGTAGAGCTATCAGGTGGTAGACGCAGAAATCGTAGATCAACAAAGAAGGCTCGTCGCAATCGCCGCCGCTCCACTCGTAAAAACTAATTCCGGTTGTTCAATATCTATTTTTAAAAGGTCCTACCTCATAAAAATAAATCTGCGGGTGTAAAGGGAACTATCTAACATGAAGAGAGATGACAGGAGGAGGGCTTATAAGTCTTGTTGCCTATGGCGCACAAAATGTGATTTTATCCGGTAATCCACAAATGACCTATTTCTACAAGGCGTTCCGCAGATACAGTCACTTTGCCATGGAAAGTGTATCTTCGCCTCTAGAAGGCCCCAATGAACTCTTCTTTGACCAGCCGATTCGCATCCGCAGCAAAATCCAGCGCGTGGCCGATCTCGTCTCAGACATGTATTTCAGTTTCAGAATTCCCGATATCTATAGCAAATACGTGGTGCCGACCGCAGGAAGAACGTCGCAGTATCAATTCCAGTGGGTGCGCTATCTGGGCGCCGCCATTATCCAAAACGTAGCCTTTTTCGTGGGTGGCCAGAAGATTCAGGAGTTTGATGGAACCTATATAATGTCAAAGGCAATGTGCGACTATGATTTTGACAAGTTTGATAAGTGGAAGATTCTGATTGGCGATGTTCCTGAATTGACAGAGCCGGCCAAGGGTGTCTATGCAGGCGGTGCAGGTGCGACAGGCTATCCGAGCGTCTTCCAGAATCCAAATGCAGCAATTACATCTCAGGCAAATCGCCCCTCCATCTTTGGACAGGACATCCACGTCCCTCTCCCTTTCTGGTTTACAGAGGCATCTGAGGCTCTTCCTCTCGTCGGCCTCCAGTATCATGAGTGTGAAGTTCAGATTACTCTGAATCCAATCAACCAACTCTATACCTATCTAGATGTATCTGGATATCGCGTGGCTCCTGGCTATCGGATGAACCAGGATTCTCTGGAAATTCAGACAAATCTGCCACAGTATGGCCAGATTTCAGATTTGAGCGGCCAGATCCGAAACTTTCTGACGGACTGGGGCGTGACACTGCCGTCTCTGAATACGTGGTTTCTGAATCCCAGACTTCAGACAACCTATATCTATCTTCCCAAAGAAGAACAGAAGATCTTCGCCACATCTCCTCTCTCCTATTTAATGTATCAAGTGACAAATTATCCTTTCTTGGGTCTCTACACTCGCCAGACACTTGACTTAGAAACACACAATCCAATCACGAGGCTCCTTTTCATTACACGCCGATCCGATGCGCCTACACGCAATGACTTTTCAAATATGACTAATTGGTGGAATTATCCGTATCCGCCGTTTATTGCCACACCTGGCCAGACACCGATGAATACACGCGCCTTTTCATCGGGTCTTCTTGTAACCCAGGGACAGATGCAGATTATCCGAAATCTGCGTGTTCTGGCGGATGGAAATGAAATCCAGGAGGAGAAGCCTATCGACTATTTTACAAAGATTACTCCATGGAAGTTTGTGTCTGGATTTCCTAAAAACATTCCTATCTACAGCTTTTGTCTCTCAAGCCCCTCTCCACAGCCTTCGGGTAGCATCAATTCGAGCCGCATTCGGAATTTCCAAGTGGAGGTGGATGTCTATCCTCTTCCAGCAGGAACTACGTATACGTATGATCTCAATATCTATGTCGAGAATATCAACTTCTTCGAAATCGCTTCAGGCATGGGCGGTCTCAAGTATGCTCTTTAGAGCCATGACTTTTATGTCCTATGGCTAATAACCTTGCGGGTATCCTTCAGCTTGATCTCCGCCTTTCCACTCTTCTTCGTGAGATTGAGTTTGGCAAATTCAGGATATGTCTTCACAATCCACTTGGCACCCTCCAGAATTCCCTTGGGAGAGCGAATTGTATTCTTAAATTCCTGCAGACCGCCAGGCTCAGTGTAATAGGCCGTCTTCGGCGCAACGAAATTTAATCTGACAACAGCCCCATCTTTCTTATAGAACTGGATGCTGCTCTCATAATCATCCTTGTGACCCATCTTATTGATCTTGACACCCTTCGGGCCCTTTGTTCCAGGGTTGAAGAAGCCCTCAAAGCAGGCAATTATGTATTTCAGATCCGTAGTCACCTTATCCTTCATGAAGAAACCATTCGGAACAGGATAGACGCCCCATAGACGACAGTTTGCCTTCTTGCACTCCTGAAATCCGCGCTGGATGATCTTTTCCAAGTTAACCAGCGGCTTCTCTTTTCTCTGCATCTTCTCGTCAAATTCTAAAAAACCCTTGATATCGTCGTCCATTGAGACAACCGGCTTTCCAACGGGAAAATAATCATAGATGAAGTTGCGAACAGGCCCAATTCCCTTTACTGCCTTAATGATCTTTCCATAGGTTCCAGGAGTCAGTGTCTTCTTATAGATCTCTTCCTCCTCTTCATTTGCCACAAAGACATGGATTTTCTTAGGATCGATCTTGTATTTGGCCAAAACAGGAAGTGTCTTTTCTTTGAGAGTTTCCGCGCGCTTATAGGAGGGAATTGCGACTACATAGTCTATGTTCTTTCCAACCTTTCGAGTCGCCATCTGCTTATTTGCGAGAAAAATAAACGTCCATTGCGGAAGTAAACTCCCGCAAAATAAACACATAACAGAACAGGGATGGAGACGATCAAAAAGTATTTACTAGGACTTGGTAACTTTGATCCAAGTCTAAATGCTCTTGAGACACAATTCAATGCTCTTAAAATTAGCAATACCAGTGATCTAATGAGTTCAATAACGAAAGCAACGAGCACATCAAGTATCCTTAATTCTATTCCCGGAGTCACTGATGATATAAAGAATAAAATGGCAGCGTTCCTCGATGAAGCGAAGAATTTTTCCACAAGTTCACTTTCACCGAGCGCAATAGCCGCAAAGACAGCTGAAGTCAATACAAAGATACAGGACCTTGTAAAGCAAGCACAAGCGGATGCAAAGGCGGCAAAGGATAAGGTAGCAGCGGATGCAAAGGCGGCCGTTCAAGAAAAGAAAGAAAATCAAAAATTCTCTTTCACACGGATGATGAAACGCGCATGGGACCATGGAAAATGGTGGCTCTTGGGCATTACACTTGTTCTTTTAGCACTCTGGGGAGGTTCTATGTCAAGCAATAATGCTATCTCAGAGCCTGTCTATATGCGTTTCTATTACCTTATTTATGGATCCCTTCTCTTTCCTGTTTCTTTTGCATTTGCAATTATGCGATGGTATACAGGAGTAAAAGGATCCTACTATGCTATCCTAGCACCTTTAGTAGAGGGACCTGTTAAAAATCCATTTTATGCAACTCTTCTCTATATGTTCACATTTGATCCAGGAACAGTTGTCATTCAAGTTCAGCCTGTGAAACCTGAAGTTGTGCCTGAAAGCACAGTCTTAGCTGCTGCCGCAGCAAACTCAGCCGCTGCCGCTCAAGCCGCTGCGCAAGCACAAGCGCAAGCACAAGCACAGGCACAGGCACAAGCGCAAGCACAGGCACAGGCACAAGCACAAGCACAAGCGCAAGATAATGGAGTTCTAGCCTCTTCTAAATTACCTGGTATTCTGGGTGAGTTATCTCCCAATGCCATCAGGACGATATTGAATATTACTGAGAAAGCCACTTAATCAATTTAAACATATACATAGGAGATGAAGGGTTCTGCACAAATGAATGGGACATTCCCATTTGTTTCTGTGTTAACTCCTACGTATAATCGTCGCAGATTCATACCAAGTCTAATCAAGTGTTTTCTATCACAGACATATCCTAAGGAGCGAATGGAGTGGATTGTTCTGGATGACGGATCTGAAAAGGTGGAGGATATTTTTCTGCAGCACAAAGACAAGCTTCCAATGCTCCGCTATATTTATGATCCTGAGAAGAAGAACATTGGAGCGAAGCGGAATCGTCTGAATAAGGAGGCAATTGGCGAGATCATGGTGGCAATGGACGATGATGATTTCTATTTTCCAGATCGCGTATCTGCAGTTGTAAATGCATTCAAGAAGTTTCCTAAGATAGATCTCGCAGGAACTTCAGAAGTCTTCATGTATTACTCAGACATTAAAGCAGTCTACAAACTCGGTCCTTATAATAACAAGCATGCGACAAATGGAACTATGGCCTGGCGTAAGAGTTATGCTAAGACACATCTCTATGATGAGACAGTCACTCATGCGGAAGAGCGATCTTTTCTAGATAATTATCAACACCCCATGATTCAGCTAGATCCTATGAAGGTGATGCTTGTCATGAGCCATTCAGAGAATACATTTGATAAGAGAAAGATGCGCGAAGAACCACTCAATCCCTTTGTAAAGAAGAGCATGCTCAAGATAAAGGATTTTATAAAGGATTCTTCTTTAAGGGACTTCTTTTCTGATGCTTAAACATACAACGTAAAAACAATCTAGAATGTCACTTATACCTGAACATATAAGTAAGAGTCTAGCCATATTAAATCAACCCTATGCATCTGAACTTACCACGAATTCAGCACGCATAGAGATGACAAGTCCCCATTTGAAGATTCCTCTTCGTGCCCATCAGGCTGCGGCGGTCAATGCGATGGTTGAACAGGAGGTTAGACTATCCAAGGGTTGGGATCTGAGTGGTGAGATTCTGTATGGATCCTGGTCCATTCTAGGAGATGGAGTGGGTGTAGGAAAGAGTCTGACAGTTCTCTCACATATTGCGTATCTGAAATCGCCAACAGCATTTGTGCCCAATATGATGCATCTGACCCTCCCCTCTTCTTTTTTTCTTTATAGTATGGAAAAGCCAAAGACAGTTGACCTCTCACAGTGTGACGCTTCTCTTATTATTGTCCCCCATACTCTTTTTCGGCAATGGTCAACCTATATTAAAGAGCAGTCCTCGTTGAAATGCTTTCTAATCACCACAAAGACAGTTATTAATAGTGAGTCTTTTCATAAGAAGATAATGGATGCAGATGTGATTCTTCTTTCAAATACTCTCTATGGACAGTTCTTAGAGAAAACAGAAAAAACCCGTTTTAAAAGAGCCTATATAGACGAAGCCGACTCGATCTATATTCCTGGAACGCGTTATATACCAAATGTTCAGTTTATCTGGCTGATTAGCGCCTCCTGGCCCAATCTTCTTTTTCCAAACAGAAATCTCTGGGTTGGTCATCACACTCTAGCCACACAGGTTTTTGGGCCCAATTCTACTTATGGAGAAGATTTCAGAGAGCAATTTCGCTCAGTTTATGCAAATAATGTTCCATATTATTCGATTCGATACACTGTGACAAGTGATCCTTTTATGAGACGATTAATCTCTCCTAATCACCATCTTCGTGGGCACCTAGTCATTCGTTCCTCTACAGAATTTATTAAGGAATCTATTTCTCTTCCTGCACTCTATCGCCATACAATTGTTTGTAGGGCACCTGCCTCTTTCCAGCTAATCTCAAATGTGATCTCAGCTGATGTGCGAAATCTTCTTCATGCAGGGGATACTGCTTCTGCCTTACAACTTCTCGGTGTTTCACAGGAACAGACTGTGAGCCTGGTGCAGGCCGTGACTGAAAATAGAAAGAAGGAACTGCACAGGCTTAAGTTGACCTATGAGTATAAGGAGCGCTTAGAATACTCGACACCACAAGCCAAGGAGGCGGCCCTTTTATCTTTAAAACAGAAGATAGCGCATCTAGAAGAGCAGATTGTGTCTATCAAGGAGCGAATTGAAAATTTCCAACAGGAAATATGCCCCATCTGTTTTGATGAGCCAACCAGCCCTCTTCTAACGCACTGCTGCCAAAGAATCTTCTGCGCCGCCTGTATTCTTCAGAGCCTCACGAGAAATGTCGCATGTCCTCTCTGTAGAACTCCTACAAAACCATCTGAACTCAAGCAGATTACGAATCAGGCGCCAGCGAAAAACGAAATTGTTGTAGAAGAGACGCACCAGCCGCCTCTGAAGCGCGATGCGCTCTTAAATTTGTTCAAGGAGAATCCGAAGGGCAAGTTTCTTATCTTCAGCCGCTATGATAATTCCTTTACACAGGTGGGGCAGGATTTAACGGAGGCAGGTATTTCAACAAAAGAAGTGAAGGGAACAAAGGATGTGATCAATTCAATTCTGAAGAGTTTCCAGGCAGGTGAGATTCGCTGTCTTTTCTTGAACAGTGTTCATGCGGGTGCGGGACTCACGATCACTGCGGCCACCCATGTTGTTCTTCTTCATTCAATGCAGTTGGAAGAGGAAAAACAAATTTTAGGGCGTGCCTATCGCCTGGGTCGCAAGGAGGCTCTGAATGTCTATAAGTTGGTGCATCCAGATGAGATGGATGTTGCTTAATTTTAAGCGCCACTGGTAACGTCGTGACTTTAATTTAACGAAGCTAAAGCTTCGTTAAATTAAATGTCAAACGACTAATAATCCGTCATACCTTATTTTTAAGGAAGCTCTTCGAGCTTCCTTAAAAATAAGTATAGACGGTAGAATGACTCAGACAAGAAAGGTAAATAAAAAGAAAATAGCCCCGAAGGTTGTTCTTGCCTTTGTTGCCAAGAATAGAGAGTATCTGCCAACGGTTGAAAACTATGGGGACTTTACTGTAGAAGAGGAAATCTATCGTGTTCGCCTCATTCTTTGGCATACGAAAACAACGCATGATAGATATGTTAAAATGGCCAAAGAACAGAAAATACCTGCTATCTCAGAGACAGTTCTGAAGAAACTCTTCAAGGAATCAACACAGAAGAAATATAGAGAACGGGAGTCTCCTCCATTCAGCGCGAATGATCTGTGTGGAAGCACATTGTCTGGCTATACAAGTGTTAAGAACAAGGCTGGTGTTTGCACATGGGCTTTGGCCTAAGCCAAGCTATTATACAGCTTCTGCAAAGAAATCGCCTCCAAGCGCCTGATTCGATCAGGCTTGATACCTCCTCTCTTCAGCTCTAAATTCGCATACATCGGTGACATGCGAACCGGCGCTTTGTGGGTATCTGAAAGTTCACAGAGAAGCTTCCACGCATTGAACATGGCCGACTGCTTCGTCAGAACCGGTGTATATCTCATCTGATCGGTCGTGATTGGCTCACCCTGAATAGGTGCCTCGTCCGTCAAGCGCATGCTGATATGCTTGAGCTTCAGTTTCAGACTCAGAGGCAAGATATTCCAACATTGGTAGAAAAAGGCCCAGAAATCGCCCTGGTCACTTGTTCTATACGCATCAAAAAGAGAAAGATAGAGCTCCCACGCCTCGTTTGTGGATCCGAAGTGGCTGCCAATTCTCTCAGGTAGATTTTCCAGACTTATCAGACTGGCCAGATTTCCTTCGTTATTTTCAATATCCAGCTCCATCAATGGATCTGAATCTTGCCAAAGAGACCACCAGGCTACAGGAACCACTCCTTCAGGAATGAGAACCTCTTCTTCGGCCCTCTCATATCCGGCCAGTTGTCTGCGAAGTGCACGCAGATCCGTTGTCATTCCCTCTGGAATGGTGCGACCTAGCCATTGCTCTAAAATAGACTTCTGCGCACCCTCCACCTTTAAAGTCAAACAATGCTTTGCGATCTGCTGAAGAGCCCGTGTATCTAAAGTATTGCTAATCAAGATAAGAGGGCGCCCCTCCTTCGCCTCGGGAGACTTCAGATAAGTGAGCAGTTCCTGGAGGCCGCCGCGCTCCCCGTTGCTCAGACCATCAATCTCATCAAGAAGAATACCAATACCACCCTTCTTTCCTGTCTCCACCATGTGAAGAATTCCACCCTCTCGGAGCAAAGGCACAATCACTTTACGGAAAGAGGTTCCACTGCGCGTGTGGCTTGCATTGAATTCTAGGACTTTTAATTGTGAAAGTTCAAAGATACGATGAGCAAGAGTAGTTTTTCCAACACCTGGTGATCCTAAAAGTAGCGCTGCAGGAACATCACGTGTTTTAATCCAATTCAAAAGTTGTGTCTCTAATTCCGGATAGAGACAGTGGGTCTTAGCTAGAGACATCTTTACAATGATCTAGTGATTTCTCTAAGTCGGTTTTTATCTTTAATAAATAGAAACAATGACCGACTTAGAGAAATGTATGAAGACATTAAAACTAAAATCGCACATCTATTGTGATAAAGATGGTGCGAAACTGGTCATAGGTTCATGCGTTAAAATGTCAGATGGCCTTAAAGGCATTATCATAACAGGAGATCCTGAAACACAGGAAATAATTGTTAAAACTTCATTAACGAAAAGGGTCAAGACAGATGGAATTTTAGTAAGTATGGCAGATGGATGCCATCAGGATTTACTAACCGGTGGCAGAAGAACAAGAAAACAAAAGAAACGTAAGAATCTAAGCAGGCGGCATAGGCGGCACACCTCCTAAGCAGGTCGTGCCATCCCAGACACCCTCCCACGTCACATTCTTCAGCTTGGCCTCGGCACACAGCGCCTTTGTGCGCTCATCACCCGTCTTTGTCGTAGAAAGGTTGAACATCGCGTTCGGGTCCGTAGAGCCTGTCGTCCACTTTACGATGCCACCAGAAGGCGCCACACCAACCGTGTCTACGCATACGGGCGTCGGTCCATTCTTATAGAGAGAGAGCATATCGGGGCACACATTAATAGACGGAGGCCACGCACCCATGGTGACATTTACTTCTGTTCCGCTAAACCACTTGCTTCCGAAGTAGGACTCGATCGCGATCACGCCGACTAAATACAGAATAGCGGCCACAATGCGTCCACTTGAAAACAGAATATAGGTGCCTCCTGAAGCGATCACGAAGGACAGGAAAACATAAAAAAGGAATGTCACGTCCATATCTATTTTATGTTTTTATTTTTATTAGTGATACCTTGCGGGTAATCGGTGATACCTGGCGGGTAATCACCGACCCCACTTCGCAACAGGCGTGGGAACACCTCCAGACTGCGCATCAAAGCCAATCTCAATATAGCCCGTAAGATAATCTTGGTTCGGAACTGTATTGGCAGCACCGGCTACGCCGAATGTGGCTGCATGAGGAATGACAAGCTGGACTTTGCGAAAAGTCCGACCCGATGAAATATAGGTTCTACCCTGATCCTTCAGAAGACCTGCTCCACTTGTATTGATATAATTGAGATACGGAGATCCAGAGATAGCCCAAGTAGCCGGCGTTAAAGAACCATCATCATTCTTAGCATAGATAAGATTTTCTAGACTTCCAATTGGAATATAATATTCATTATCTTGAGATTTTTGACGAGTTGCTAAAGAAGTCATCCTATTACTGGTAGCGATTTTTTTCTATGTTCCGGAACAGAATGAGCGCCCCGTTCAACCTTCCATTTACAAACACAGCCCAGCAAAATGGGAGAATCAGCTTTGAGGCGCAGCCTGGTGGTTCCGTAGATAAAATTCCTGGATACACACATCAGACAAAAGTGGAAAATGACTTTGAGACAGATATGTTGCGTGGAAACTGGGAGGCGAACAATTTGACCAAGGCCTTCTTTTCTCCTGCCAACATTCAGGCCATTCAGAATTCAATTCGTAAGGATGTTTTTGAGAAGAGTCAGCCCAAGGGCTATGTGATTGATGATCAGAGCGTAGATGAGTTAAAGATCATCATGCGCGCCATGTATTATCAGTATGCGCGCAACATGCCGATTGATATCGCTGGCCAGGTGAAGGATCTGAATCAGAAGGTGATTGACTGGTCTGTCCCGCACATTCTGTCGGCGGTTGATCACTACCACTATTATCTGAATGATATCAGCCACATGCCTGTGCCGATGCAGTCACCGCAGAGCATGAGCTCGGCTGGCACGAAGTCTCTGCCGCTCAATCCCTATATGTAAGTGCTGGCTGTGCCAGCCATCCCTTAGGGTAAGGTCGCTCGCAAGCGACCTACCTTACTGTAACTCCCTTACACTCAGGGCATATTTCATACTGCGGATCCTTATCTGGTTGAACAATAATAAACTTACTAAAATGTATTCTATTTTCACTTGACCATCCATAGCTCCTAGCAGCTTTTAATGCTTTAATATGATCTCTATATTCAAGCATAAAATGCTCAAATATATCACCGCCATCTAAATTTGCATTGCAATGTTTACAGATATACTCTTCCATCTTATAGTTAATAATAAAATAAAAGGGGTCAATTTTATAAGTTGTCACGGTAATTAAGTGACGACGTTAAGTGGAACCGTGATAATTCCGCAGATTAATAGAAAAATAAACATGGCATGTTCCTGTTGGTAAGAACTCATCATACATATGAACACTTATATCACCCTCTTTTTGCATTGTAGTCTCATCAAAAAGAAGTTGAACTGGCTGGACATCAGAGGAGCCCTTATCTGTTTCCTTGCGAACTGTATCTGAATCCTCTTCATTATTCGTAATGCAGATACCTTGAGAGAAGAAACCCTCTGGAGAATAGAGTTTTTGGACGTGCTCCGTGTCGTCGATCCGTTTTGCTATATATACCCCGTCTGAATGAAAGAGATCTATGTGGTATGTCCAGACTGTCTGAAGAAGACTTTTTAGTAAACTAGAATGAATTGCGTAGGCCATAAGAGAAAAGACTATCTTAGTTTGTTTAAGAAGAACAGGATTCACTGGAACTGAAAAGAGATCGGCCTTATCTTTGAATCCATTGTTTGTGTGAAAACGGACCATCTTTGCATCTGGAGGAACATGCGACCAGAACGCTGTCATGAAAGCGTCATCTACACAAGGATGAAAACGAGTATCATCCTCTAAGATCAGATACCAGGCATCAGGTAGTCCCTTATTTACATGTTCCAGATGAATCTGTTGCCAGACACTGTAATGAGAGAAGAGACACCCGAGGTGACCAGGTGAGAAAAAGCGAAGAGACTCTGGCTTTACGAGGCCTAGACGCTTGATCATATCTTGCACATCTTTCTTGTGACCATTCATTGCGGTAAAGTGTTCATATTCGGTGATGCCGACTCTCTGAAGCTCCTTTCCAAGTCGTCTTTGTCTATCCACCTTTTCATGGAGGGAAATTACATACGTTTTTCTGAAGGTGTCCCAACCCATTTATCTAAATAGGTTTCTGCCGTTTTAGACCATCTAAGAGGATTTTGGTTTAAAGATAGGCGGCATAAGTTGTGTAGGCGCCCCGCGGGGCGCGGGGCGGCCGCCCAAAAATTGACGCGCCGCCGCGCTACTGGTTTTGTGTGGCGGCGGCCAGTGGTCCATTAGTCTAGTGGTCAGGACAGGAGGCTTTGATTCTTGTATGAGCGTCATACGCGAATGGTAACCTCTTAACCTCGGTTCGATCCCGAGATGGACCTATACTACCCGTGTAGCGCAGTGGATTAACGCGTCCGCCTTCTACTGTAGGTTAGCCAACAAGGCTGATACTTAATGTAAGCGGAAGACCGTGGGTTCGACCCCCACCACGGGTAAAAAGTTAGGATTCTTCAAAAATCCACCTTTGCCGTTATAGCTCAGTGGTAGAGCACCCGCTTTGTAAGCGGTAGGTCCTGAGTTCGATCCTCAGTGGTGGCACAAAAGTTTGTAGGTTCTTCAAAAACCTTCACATAGCTCGCATAACTCAGTTGGTAGAGTAGCGCTCTTATGCCATTTATAAGGTATGCAAGGTGAGGCGTTGGTCATCGGTTCAATTCCGATTGCGAGCATATTTTTTATGAGGTCAATATTTGATCTGATATAAATTTCCATACAAATCCTCCAGCTTTCTTATGCCTTCCATTACAGACTCCAGAAATTGATCGTTCATTTATCTTAGTTTCTACACTTGCTATATGTATACAATCAAATGTTTTTATTAGATCATTATTTAAGTTATACATTCCTACTGCTTTTCTATTTACAGATTTCTTACCAAAATTAGAATTTTTATTACCTATGCTATTTTCACTCTTTTTTCCCTTGCGCTCTTCAGTCCATTTTTTACCATACTGTGGATTATTCTTTCCTTTATTTAATTCAGATAATTTTTTAATTGTTTCTGCATGAGGTTTATAATTATTTCCACCTGACTCTAAATTATAACCATTCGGTGCCAGAGTATTAAACTTCTTAATATACTCAATCTCAAGTTGATTACATGCTTCATCAAAACAGATACATATAATCTGAAATTTAAAAGCTTCTACGCCATATTTCTTAAATGCATTTGAAAGACAAGTTCCGTTATTCATACTACAAGGCCATGTGTGTTGTCTCCATCTAGTCCTGACATCATCTCGCATTGTCTGCCCTACATATTGTTTCTTTGTGATGGTATTTGTTATAAGGTATATATACCCCATCCCCCCTACTTTATATATCGATTATTTTTTAAGACGGTTTAAAAGCCAGGTCCACTCTATAGTATAGGAAATCGAAAAGCCCGCTAAAAATTGACGCGCGGATTTCCTAGTTGAACGAGTGGGTTCAAGGATGCACACAGCAAACAAAGTATTATATCTAATTCTTTGCATCCTGCACAAACCCCACTAAACCCCCATCTTTGATGGGGGATTACTAGGATGTCCGAGGTGGTTAAGGAGACAGGCTTAAGATCTGTTGGCGCAAGCCGCATGGGTTCGAATCCCATTCCTAGTAAAGAGTTTCCCTGTTCTCCAAAAATAGGGTGGTGATCACCGCGATCCGTCCGCTGTTCTCGTCAAACAGCATTTCCTCCGATATAGTGTAAAGGTCAGCATACGTCTCTTTCACAGACGAGATCCGAGTTCGATTCTTGGTATCGGAACCACACTCATAATTCAGTGGTAGAATGCTACACTTCCAATGTAGATACGCGGTTTCGATTACCGCTGAGTGTAAACAGTTTGGTTCTTCTGTAAAAAGAACCTGGTGGAGGAGAAACATATTTTACCGCCTTAACTCAGTAGGTAGAGTGTCGGCCTTTTATGATACTAATAATGTCATTGACAGCCGAACGTCGCGAGTTCAATCCTCGCAGGCGGTGAACCAAAATATTTTTTATGATATCAAGATCTGGTTTCATAAGAACTTCCAAATAAATCCTCCTGCCGTTTTTTGCCCTCCATTACAAGCTCCAGAAATACACCTCTCATTAATATTAGTTACTATACTTGCTTTGTGTATACTTTCAAATCTATTTATTAGCTCATTTTCTAAATTATACATTGCTATTTCCTTTCTATGAACAGATTTACATCCATAATTAGGATTCTTATTTCCACTTACAGATTTACTTTTTTCACTTCTAACTTCTGGTGTCCATAAGGTATTCTTTTCATCTTCAGTCCATACTCTACCAAATTGAGGATTTTTATCTCCCTTATTTAATTCTGAAAGAAGTTTTATTGTATCAGGATGATGTTTTGAATTTTTTCCGCCTGCATCCAAGTTATATCCATTAGGTGCTAATGTATTTAATTTCTTAATGTATTCTTCTTCAAATCGATTACAATCTTCATCAAAACAGATACATATTATTTGAAATTTAAATTTATCTATACCATATTTATTATATGCCCTTAATAAATAACTACCGCATGAATATTTATCACATTTTTTGTGCGCTTTCCAACGTGTTTCTATATTTTTACGAATAGTCTGTCCCACATACCTCTTTCCATTTACAGTATTTGTAATAAGGTATATATACCCCATCTATCCTATTTAATATAATCGAAGTAAAACAATTTTACCGGAACTAATTTACTCCTTCCTTAAATTCTTTCTTAGCATCCTCCAAAATTTTTGCGTCTTTAGCACATTCCACATGTTTATCAAGTTCATATGTTATCACTTCTGTAGGGCGATTAAGATAGAACAATGTTATCTTTGACCGACATAAATGATCAGGTCCAACCCAAACACCATGCAATCCAGAAATTTCAACCATTCTTTGCCCAATACGAACCAAGCGTGACATTATAATTAAAAATGATCTTATATTTTATTGTTTAATACGCTAAATCTCAAACCCTATCCCTCTACTTCAAAGCAGCCACGACGCGGATCTTCTTCTTCTTGGCAGGCGGCGCACCTCCATTCGCCAAGGCATACTCCCTCTCCTCGCGCATCTGCCCCCAGCTCTTCTCAAAATCGCCCAGATCTAGCAGCCACATCTCCCTCGCGGTCGTGGCCTCCAGAGCAGCAACTGCAGCCTGAGCCTTCACCACAAGTGCCTCTGCATCCTGGATTGCTGACGCCTTCACACGATCCATGCGGAGCCGTAGGAGATACTCATAGCCATCAATGCCCTCTGTTCCCACAGGAATACAGGGCAGATCCGCCTTCTGCAGAGCCGCGACGATCTGCTCATCCGTCGCCCGCCGCAGCTCAATGGTCCCCTCCAGAACGCCGCGGATAAACCGCGCCTTCGCATCAGCCTCCACCGCCTCTGTCTTCAGCCTATCCATCTCCTTCTGACGGCGCTCCTCATACTTGGCCAGACGAGGCCCATAGAATGCCTCCAGCATATCACCCACACATGTGTATCGCACGATCTTCATCTGTGTATCGAAGCACACCATGTTGCTCGTGCGCCAGGTGGTGGCCAGACGGAATCGCTTCTCAAACTCTGCAGGATTCGCCTTCGCCTCCTCATAGTAATAAGGATCCAGAGTGAGGTCAAAGCGAACATCCACGTGATTGTAGAGATCATCGTAATTCACCAGAGCCTGCTTTCCATCCTCCATCTTTCCATTCTTCATGTCCTTGTTCACACACATCTCATCCAAGAAGGCCTTATAGTCATTCGTCCACGTGCCCACAGGGAGCTCCGTGATGCTGACAATCTTCTTCGCATCGTCAAAGGTATAGAGGCCGCGAGTGACCCAGACACCATCTGAGACCGCCGTCATGCGGCCCTTAAACCCCAGCCACCAAGGCTGAAGAGCAAGGTTCTCCAGCGACTCGCGACGACCCTCGAGCCTGTCGCGCAGCAGAGCCAGAATGTCATTCGGATTGAACGGCGGAATGTCCGTGCTGAATGCAGTGCCAATGCCTACACACCCATTCATGAGCAGAAGAGGAATGGTGGGCCAGTAGCACTCAGGCTCCACGATCAGACCATCATCATCCAGATGCTTCAGAATGCCAGTGTCCTCCTTTCGCAGAATAGTGCCAACGATCGGCTCCAAGTGCGTGTGGATATACCTGGCAGACGCCGCATCCTTTCCACCCATGAGGCGAGAGCCAAACTGTCCAATCGGCGCCAGCAAATTAATGTTGTTCGCACCCACAAAGGTCTGAGCCATGCTCGTAATTGCGCCCGTCAGAGAGGCCTCACCATGATGATAGGCCGCGTGCTCTGAAACATAGCCTGCCAACTGTGCAACACGAATCTCCGATGTCAGGCCCCTCTTCAGACAGCCAAATACGATCTTGCGCTGCGACGGCTTGAGGCCATCAATGAGGTGGGGAAGAGAACGGATATTGTCCGCATTGCTAAAATGGATGAGCTCATCATGGATGAAGCGGGCAAAGTCCACCTTGCCTCCAGGACCGAGGGTCAGAAGACGCTGAGGATTATAACCCGCCAGCCACTTCTTGCGATCATCTGCACGCTTCTTACTGAAGGCGAGAGACAAGCTCTCATCGGTCTCGTCGCACCACGTATACTTGATCTCATGGAGTTCCTTGAACCACTCCTGGGCCTCTGCAGGCGTGCTGGTGCCCAATCCCTTGTAATACTTCAGAGTCCAACCCTTTCCAGCCGTCTCCTTCCACGCCTCAAACTCGCCCTGCGAGTAGAAGCTCTGAACCTCTGATCGCCGAGTCGCCTTGAGAAGAGGAGTCATCAGAGAGCAGATGAAACCGGCCTTCATGAGAGACGGCCATTCACTATGGAAGAGATTCATCAGAAGTCCCTTGATATGAGACCCGTCCAAATCCTGATCTGCCATCACCATCACACGACCATAGCGCAGAGACTTGAGGTCCTTGTAGACCTTACCCTGCTCCAGACCGAGGATCTTCTTGATGGCGGTGAGCTCCTCATTGTTGCTGAACTTTTCGGCACTAACGTCGCGAACATTGAGCATCTTACCCTTGAGAGGAAAGACACCCCAGGCCTCGCGACCTACGATCTTGAGGCCCGTGATGGCACTCGTGGCGGCTGAATCTCCCTCCGTGAGAATGAGAGTGCACTCGGTTGACTTGCCAGATCCTGCCCAGAGGGCATCGACCAGCTTCGGCATTCCACGCAGAGTTGTGCGCTTCTTACCATCCGTCTTCTTGGCATCCTTGGCCGCCTTTGCCTCCAGAATACTCTGTGCCTCATCCATCAAGCCAATCTTGACTAGGCCCTCGACGAGCTTGCCGCCAGACTTGAAGGTGCTGCCGAACTTGGCCGCAGGCGTGGTGAGACACTCCTTCGTCTGCGAGTCGAAAGACGGATTGACAATGGTGGAGTTCACGAAGAACATGACGCTGTCCTTGAGCTGCGCCACCTTGATATCCAGCTTCTTCTTCTTGAGAGCGAGCTCGCAGAAATCACCGAGGATGTGCTTGACAACCGTGTCGACGTGCTTGCCACCCTTCTTAGTATTGACGGCATTCACGAAGCTGACGTGCTTCTCCTCAGCCGCAGTGTCCTCATCGTCGAACAGCGTCCTGGTCAGAACGGCGGCAACCTCCCACCGATCTGAGCAGCGCTCGTGGGCAAGAATGGCGGAATCCTTCACAAAGAGGCGGACAAACTTCTCGAACGTGTTTGTCGAGATCAGCTCGCCGTTCCACGTCACCTTCACATCCTTTCCAGCCAGAGCAGCGAGCTCCAGGCAGCGAGTGTGGAGAACGTGGGTCATCTGCTCCATGTTCAGGCCCACAAAACGGGAGAGGTCAGGCTGGTAGACAATCTTGACGAAGCCGGTCTTTGCAGCATCCTTCTTCACTGACGCCTTCTCGCAGACAAGCATGTGGTTGCGCCAGGTTTGCGTATACTTGAGGCCGTGCTTGGGCGATCGTGTTTCAACAGTGAAGGCGTGGGAGAAGATGTTGGTGAGCTTGGCGCCATAGCCATTCTTGCCACCGACAATCTTCTCCTCCTCCTTGTTGTAGTTGCCAGAAGTGAGAAGATGACCGAAGATCATCTCAGGAACGTAGACCTTCTCTGTAGGGTGAAGCTCAATGGGAATACCATCGCCATCATTCTCTACAGTGATAACGCCGTCCTTGAGGCTCACATCAATGTGCTTGATGGGAGTCTTACCTGGCTCGCCACTGCGAACAAGTGCATCTCGGGCATTTACAATGATCTCATCAAAGAGCTTGTAGAAGCCAGGGTTGAAAGGGCAGTGGCGATAGACCATCTTTCCCTTTGCCGAATCGTAGATCCAGCGCGTCTCATCGTGAGTCTCAACAGAGCCAATATAGGTGTCAGGCAGCTCAAGGATATGCTCCCTGTGCGTGTGCTTCTTATAGGCATCGGCGGTAGACATTCTTTTTTTTTATACCAAGGGAGGGGGTCATGGGTGAATCAATTTTAATTGCGATGCATCAATAAATTGTAATACCTTAAATTTGATTCGTAACTAACAATAAGGGGGTGTGTCATGTCGTGCAATAAATGTTACACATACATTTATGACTTTCTTCTTTCTCCACCACATCCTTCTGCCCCTTGTTTCCATACATTCAAAAGAAAGAGGCTTCTTCAGTGTATAAATCAAATTGTTCCTGAGTTACAACGATATATCGAGAGGGCTGATCCTGGCCTGACCTCCTTTCTTGATCAGCAAGAAAAATTCCATAACTGGTATGAGATCATCATATCAAAAGAGCACAATATGTTCAAGGTATGGTATAAGTCGGGTCGCGAGATGGATTATGCGCTTTGTATTTTAAGAGAACATTGTGTTCTTAAAAATACAAAGGAAGAGCGCTTCTACCATCAATGGTTTGGAGAGAAATTTATACAACTCTTAGCTTCTGTCCCAGAAGTTCATAATGAGCATTCACCGAAGCCTAAGTGTATAGTGAGAGTGCCCGATATCATTGCAAGTCCCTTTACATTGACAATTCGGATTCCGCCAAATGAATATGATGATCTGTATTGTTAACCGAAGGTTAGTCGTTTCACGACTTCCCGCAGGTTAGGCCCCTAGGCCTTCCCGAAGGTTAGTCGTTTCACGACTTCCCGCAGGTTAGGCCCCTAGGCCTTCCCGAAGGTTAGTCGTTTACGACTTCCCGCAGGTTAGGCCCCTAGGCCTTCACAAGCATCAAGATCTTATCATTGTCCCAGCCAGGCGAGAATTTATTCGTATGCTCCATTTCAAAAAAAGCGCAAAAAGAGAGTTGATCCCTGATCGGTGCAATCACTTTTTGATAGGCCTCATTGCTTTCATTGCGAAAGACGTCTTCAATGAGCAAGATTCCACCCGACTTTAGAAAAGGGATTGACTCTCTAACAATATCGACCTGATGATTGATATTGTGAGAAGAATCATCAAGAATAAGGTCAAGGTTTCCCCCCATTGCTTGAAATGAGGCGCGAATAGACTCGCCCTTTTCAACATCCATCAGTGCAAAGGAAGTTCTAGGAAATCCAAATCCATGTGCATGGGCGAGGAAATTCGTGTCCCGATCAAAGAAAAACATGGAGGCAGTAGTGAAATACTGGGCCCACATGGCCACGGATCCCCCACCGGCAACCCCAATTTCTGCGAAACGGATGGGCTTGTTTTTGTAGGGAGCGAGAAGCATTGAATAAAACGGCGTATAGGGATGCCGATGTCCTGCCGGATTAAAAGGGCTCTTATCGGTGTTACATCTGGCCCCAAGAAAGCACAGTTCGGTAGGGGCCTTGCTTGAATCCAAGGTAAAGGTGGGGATCATTCTAATGTGATAACTAGTAAATAAGGAAGCTTTTAAGCTTCCTTATTTACTAGTTCTATCACTAAAATAGTCGTTGGACATTTATTTTAACGAAGCTAAAGCTTCGTTAAAATAAAGTCACGACGTTACGGATGTAAAGGGGTGGTCTTATTAAGTAGCTATGTCTGGACAAGAAGAAGGTTCCAAAGATGCCAAGCAATGTCCTTGGTGTTTACGCTGGTGTCTCAAAGACAATGCCTGTGCGTATGTTTTTGCATGTGGCCTGGATACCGCGAACAAATTCCATACCGGCATGGGATGCGGAAGAACCTGGTGTTGGACCTGTGGAAAGAAATACTGCTCGCCCTATTTTGATCCGGCTACGGGGGTCCGTCTTCCTACGGCAAAAGATCAACACGATCCGTTTTGTTGCAAAAAGGAGGATGGATTCAAGGAGGAAGAGTATTGTGCGGGCGGCCATTCTGGACACTGTGGCAGGCGTTGGTAACACGCGGCCTTTGGCAGGCGTTGGTGATACGCGGCCTTTGGCAGGCGTTGGTAACACGCGGCCTTCGGCAGGAGGTGGCATGCGTAAAAATAAAAATGTTTCCTATGAATATATAGAAATGTCCTCTGTTCAGGTTCAGTTTGCGCAGCCTCTAACTAAGGTGTTCGTCGCGTATGACGATGGCTGGACGCACACCCAGCAGCAGATTGTTGATGCCATCATGAATAATGATGACAACTACACGCAGGTAGGCAACTACTACATCCTGAGCAGCAAGGATGCGCTCCTCGGCTTTATCGGTGACCACGCTGGCTCAGGTCACGACTTCCACCAGGGCGAGACGCTCGTTGACATGGGCAAGGAGATCAAGGTTGGCGTTGTTGGCCTGGGCTGCCTGCTCACGTTCCGCCTGGTGAAGCGCACGAATGCCTCGGCGGCCATGGAGTTCGACGGTGCCTACCGCATGGGCTACGCCATCGTTGACAACCGCGTGTCCCGTGACTGGATCGATGGTCTGACGAACAGACTCCACGTGAAGATCGCGCGCACGGGTTAAATGTTCAATGAATAATCTGGTGATGGATCTTAAAAATAAGAAAGCTCTCTGAGATTTCTTATTTTTAACTTTAAATAAAGTCACGATGTTATCAAATCCTCATAACACCGACAATTGGTGTGTTAGGTGCTAATGTCTTATAAACTGTAACACGTATAATAGCTCCAACAACAGTTAATACAACAATAAGTAAAAAGATGAACATAAACTCCTTACCCGAAAATCCTAAGAATTTCATTCTACTAGTGGTGGCAATTAAAATTATTGTCTGATGAATGATAAGATGGGGAGTTATTATCAACCGATGCCATACATGAAAACAAGAAGAACCAAGGGAGGGTTTGTTCCGAGCCTGATGGGCGGAGTTCTCAGCAATGGTCCTCTTCTCTTAACCCCTGCAATAGCACAGGGATATCGTCTTTTACGAAATGATAAGGAGAGGATGAAGAGCCGTCGCCGGAAGCGCAACACCCGCAAAACCAGACGCACCAACCGCAAGGCAAAAAATACGCGCAAAGCCTAAAGATAGGAAAGGGATGCCACTATAGAAATGGCCGCCGTCCGTCCCAACCAGAATGGCAATCTTTTTGAAATCAAAACGGTTCAGAGTGGCGCCTTCCGGACCTTAATTGAGGCTCTGAAGGAGATTCTTACGGAGGCAAATCTGGAGTTTGACAGCCAGGGAATCAAGATCATGGCCGTCGACGAGACCCACACCGTCCTTGTCTATCTCCGCCTCCACAGTGAGCGCTTTGAGAACTATTTTTGCCCCGCCAAGCATGTTCTCGGTGTGAACATGATCTACCTTTTCAAGCTCATCAAGACGATGGGGAACAATGACTCTCTGACTCTCTATCTTCCTGCGAACAACCCCAATAAGCTCGGTATTCGCATGGAGAACTCGGAGAAGTCGACGACCACGAACTATTTCCTCAAGCTCTTCGACACGGATGTAGAGGATATCCAGATTCCCTCTCTCAACTTCTCTTCTATCATCCATATGCCGTCTGTGGATCTCCAGAAGATCTGCCGCGACATGAATGCGCTGGGTGAGAAGCTGGATGTGGAGATCACGAGCTCAGGCACGGACTTGATCTTCCGCTGCATGGGCGATTTCGCCGAGCAGGAGACGATCATTAGTGAGAACAGCAGCAGCATGAAGGTCCACAAGGCCAAGGATTCTCTCAATGAGATTGTTCAGGGCATTTTTCAGCTGAAGCACTTGGTTCTCTTCACGAAGTGCACAAGTCTCTGCCCTTCTATTGAGCTCTATCTCAAGAATGACTTTCCTCTCATTCTGCGTTACACGGTGGCGAATCTTGGAGAGATCAAGCTTGTCTTGGCGCCCATGAAAAATAAGACCTAAAATGCCTGCACACAACTACTATAGATGCCTCCTACATATGTTATTGTAAATGAGGATGATTATTATAAGGACCCCAGATTTTTCCTTGGATTTGTGAGTGGATTTCTATCGGCTGCTATTCTTTTTAGGGCATTAAAGTTTTGATTATTTCCGGTATAATATCTATATCTTTAATATATAAGATGCCTGGAAATAAGCAAAGAGGAACTATTTCTGGATTCGGCGTAAGGAAATTCTTTAATGCACAAGGGCTTCCATTTGTTTCAAGAGCTATTAATTTGGTTGTTCCTACGGGTGAGACGCCCTTCGCCACACCCGAAGAGTTAGATGAGTTAAATAGACTTCGAGCACTTCCGCGTAGACCAACTGGTGATCAAACATTTGGACAAGTCTACAATTCAGGAGGACTTGGAGAAACAATGAATGGGAATAAATTCAAAAATCCTATACTGCGGAGAATAAATGAATTATCTAAATTGCAAGGTGCTCGTCCTACAAGATCCGCCGGTGGTCGCAGAGCCACTCGGCGTAGACGTCACCGTGTTAGACAGACGCGTCGTAAGTAGATGGTATTAACGTGATAACTAAATTAGTCGTTTGACATTTATTTTAGACCAATGGACATTTTAAACAGACACTTTATGAACTAAAATTTGAATCCTATTTTTATTGATTTTATATAAATAAAAATGTCTGATTTATGTCCCACATCACATTCCTCGTGTACATCCTGTGTAAAGGATAAGAGTAGTAATGGCTGTGTTTGGTTCAAAAGCGGCTACGGACCATATTATGACCATTGTTTCAATCGCGATTACATCAATTCAGTTGGCGTAGTTCCAGGAAGACGTTATTACTACTTCTCTAATACAGACTGTATAAATGCCGGTATTGCCGACAAAGAGACTATCGACTCAATCTTTGCAGACCTTAGCAACGAATACAAAGCTGCGGTCATCATTCCTATGGTCATCATGTTCTCTATTTACATCTTTAACTTCCTTTGGTTTGCCTGTCCCCCATTTCGTCGTCGTGCTGCATGGATTTACGATCCATGCCTTCGCTGTATGTGGTTCACCTGTTGCTTCTTCTTTCCTCCTCTTGGATGTATCTTTCTCTACTGTTTTAAGAGACCATCAAATCCTGGTACATTCCGTAACCAAGCACCTAGGTATAACATCGAACCGCCGCCTGGTACTCTAGTGCTTAGAACAAATCCAGTTAATACTGATTGTAGTGAAAGTGTTATAGTTACAGGTGTAGCAAAGACTTCTGTATAAACTAGTTTATGTATTTGAACTGCCCGTTTGAAATGCCCGTTGGTCTAATGAAGCTAAAGCTTCGTTAAAATAAAGTCACGACGTTAAGCCAAAATCATTTGAGGTGCATTCGGTGTAATTAGTCTGATCGCCATTGTGTGGTCAGGTGCTCCACCGCCCTGATACGCGTTTACTCCAAGAACAATCTCCCCCTCTTCACTCGGCGGATCATCAAGTTGAAGTGTTACTTCCTTCTGATGATGCGAATGTCCAGCAACCCACGCACGAATAGGCCAGCGGATCATATCGTCCATAGTATTCGTAAAACTTCCAAAATTCTTATGATGCGCAAAGCGGCCATGTGACATGAGCTTCGTAGGCATATGGTGCGTAATGATAACAGTGTTCTTCTGAAGAGCCTCGGCATCAAAGAGGGCCGAGTCGAGCCACGCGACCGCTTCCTTGTGGAGCTGAAAGTTCTTCTTTTCAGTCCAGAGAGTGGTTCCGCAGAAGTTCACTCCTAGATGCCTCAAATATACAGAACGATTGTGGAGGAAATGAACATTCTCCCACTCAGAGCAGATCTCTGTTGCAAGTTTCAGAGAGGATGTATATCCATTGTCAAACTCATGATTTCCTGCTACCACAATTACATCATCCCAGTTCTCTTTACAATACTTGATAAACTTGGGATAGAGATCCTTATGAGGATACCCAATATCTCCAGCCAGGGCAAGAGTGCCTGTGACAGGCTTCACAATCTTGTGAAAGAGAACCTTAGAGGCCATACGCTCCAGATGGATATCACTGATATACTGCAAACGAAACATTTTTATGTGCAAGTTGCACATAAAAACATTTATTTCAAATTTTAGCGACAGTAACTAACTACATCTTCTTCTCCACGTGCGGCGTATACAATATATCCTTGTGGGTTATCCCCTTATCCAGGCAGTGAATACCCGTATTTTTATTAAATGCCTCTGCATCCTTATTCCAAACTTTAATTACATAGAAGCCAATTCTCTGATTCTGACCCATTCCAAGAATCTTCGGGCTAATACTAATTCCAACAAGGCTATCATGTGAATCAACTGCCGCCATATTTAACATAGTTCCAAGTGAATACTTCTTGTAAATATCAATTCCAGCTTCTTGACTTCCTCGGACGCTATAACTGCCTCCGCGGATATTCTGGTAATTTTCCCAAAGGGGAGGGAGGGGATCCTTCATCCAGAAGAACATCCCCCCCTTGATCCGTTCCCCAAGTTCCTGGAAGATACTGAGAACCTCTCGTGGCGACGAGGCAGTTGCAATCTTCTGAAAGGTGTCCAACGTCCACCTCTTTTCTCGTAAAGAGTGAAAGTAGAGAGTCCAAGGACCTGTGGGGAAGGGGCTAGTAATGTCTATGGCTGCCATGGTAATGGCTTCCTATTTTAAATAGACTCAAATTTTTATGTGGTTGCTTACGCATTTGTCTGAAGTGAAGGAAGAGAAGTGGAAGGCAGATCCGAGGGCGGCTGCGGCACGATCGGTGATGGCGCCTCTTCTTCCTCATCAAAGGAATCGATCGGAAAGGCCACCTCATCACCCTCCTCATTAATTACAAGAAGCTCTAGGGGAAGCTCCCTGTCAAGGTAAACACCAGACTTAACAGACCACGCGCCCACAATCACAGCCGGTGGTGGAACAGTCTCTCCAGAGAACTTCATATTGCTCACAAAATCGTCCAGTGAATAGAGGGTAATTCCGTTGTAGCGGATGGTGGCTGAAAGC